GTACCCATGATACCGTTCTCAAACGTTTTACCGTTTTGTCGCGCCATAGATTTATAACGGCGTCTAAAACGGCGTTTATCATTATCGACCCTAAACCAACCGAACGTACAACCGAGGTCAAACGCTTGACTATCTATTAACCTAACCGGTTTTGGCTCCGCGCCCTCGGCTATCGTTAGTGTTTCGGCGTAACCTATAATTTCTAACGCCTTAATAGGATCGTAATAATACGGGAAATCGTCGCTCTTTTGTCGCTCGAGGTCTTTTAAATGACGTTTACACGCTAAGACGTGAAACTCACCGGCGACGACCTCACCGGAGGCGACTTTATGAGCGTACTCGGTAACGCGGTCGTAAATCGGAGCGTATCCGTTACCCACTTACGACCGACCTTTTCTCAAATTGAGCGAATTTATTCGCTTTAGGAGTCTCCGTTTTGGCCTCCGGTACGACCAATTTACACCGGCTCGAGATAGATAATCCGAGGTCGTTAGCGGACGAGCGGCATTGTTTAAAATACCGCTCTTGTATTTTCGACCATGACTCGAACAATATCGGATTATTTTTAACCTCGGTTTTCCTCATTTGCTTAACAGCATTAATATAAAAATCGTTAGCGACGATATACCGCGCCAACGCGTCGACGTCGGTCTCGCCCATGATTTTTAATTTTTCAAGCTGAGCCGATATCCGATAAAACTCGTCCTTTTGTTTTTTAGTCAAATACGGAGGCGCGATAATATTATCCGCGATAGGCTTAACCTCGCGATCTTGACGCTCTTTAATTTCCGCTTTAGTTAAATGCTTAGCGCCTCGCGCCTGTATTACCTCGATCGGTATTCTCTGACCGGCCATATTATCGCCTCCTCTCGTTTTAAATCGTATGATTTACGATTATGGAACAATATAAATCGGAGAGTTTTTTAGCCCCCGACTCGTTAGGATGTAATCCGTCCACTAAATACACGCCCTCGGATCCCCAAATTTCATTTTCGCGAATAATACCGCTCTCGATTTCGGCGTCCATAATTATAAAATTATAACGCTTACCCATGCTTTTAATAGCGTCGGATATTGTATTATGAGGCTCTCGATCGGCTCGCTGAATAGGCGTAGTTACAAAACACAACGCGTTAGGATATGTCTTTTTTAATGTCCACATTGCCCAACGGATAGCCTCGTAAAGATTGGTTTTAACTAACGCGCTTAACGACTCTACACTCATTGCCGCGTCGTAATCGCCATAATTACCGTTAGCGTCATTTGTTCCGGCTGACAAAACGATTATGTCCGCGTCGGCGTGATTATCGATAGCGGTAGAAATTTGGTTACTAATCTTTTGGTAAAAACTAAGACCCTCGTCGTCTTTATAATGCGCTCCCGATTTAGCATAATTCCACATTTCACCGATACCGAGAGTAGCTTTTACGAACGTAGGCCAATTTACCCGAGTCCCCTCGGTATATGTATTACCGTCCTCGCTTACGGTAGCCGTTTCGGTAATACTGTCTCCGAAAATTAACATTTTTTTATTTTTAAAAACCGATCGTTTTACACTCAGCAATTTAAGAATTTGCTCGTTATCCAAAGCGTCGATAATGTTCTCCGTCTCGGCTTTAAAGCGAGGCATACCGAAATAATAAGCATTATCCGCCGTCTCGTCTATCGGATTTTTCGAGACTATTAACGAGGAGACGTCAAATCCGCTATATACGCAAAAAGCGACGCTTGATACATTCGGATTATTACACGCCGGAATTGTCCCGATTTCGTAAGAGCCAACGGGCAAATGATCCACCAATTTTTTAGAGTAATCGAAATAACTCAAATTTAAGCTCGTACTCGGATAAAAATTAGTATAATATTTTGTATTCGGTTTTACCTTAACTACAACGGTTTTAAATCCCGAGTCATCTACTATATTTCCGTTACCGTCGTAATAGCCTTGAATTATTTCGGTCGTTAAAAAATCAAATATATTATTCTGATTTTCATTTACAAAACTTAATAAGTCGGGAGTTATGACTTTCTCGTCGATACTCGCCGCCCTCTTAAGTTTCGCGACTTGTTCTCTAATCGCATTACCGGCGCTATTATGAATATTTCCGTCTACGTCCGTACGAATATCCACCAACTCGGTATTACCGTCGGTATCATTATTATGAGCGATAATATTATCGATCCGAGCCGTAACCGCCGCAATTTTTGCGCTAAAGTCGTTGACCTTAACCGTATTGACGAGCTTATTCTCGAGCGCCTTAAAAGAGTAAATCTCCTCGTCGGACGCCTCGATCTTATAATCGACCGGTCGCTTTTTGGGGATAATAGGTATCTGTACCAACTCCACGACCTTAAAAGTCGCGCCCTCATATACGCCGATATGGGCGTTAATAGTATAAGGATCCTGTAAAAGAGAGTTAGGTATCGCGACGGTTACGACGTGATTACTCATAGTCGATTGTCTAACGATCGCCTTATCCATACCGCTATTAGAAAAATGTACCTCGGGCGCGGTCGTCAAATTTAAACCGGTAACGGTCAAAATTTGATTTATATCCCATTGATACAAACTATCTGTAACGTAACTATCGTACGCGTTAAAATTAGCTTTTATCATTTATTTCCCTCCTCGGTTAACCGCTAAATAAATCCCATGTCGAGCCGTTACCGACGTACGCCACATACAAAATATCCTCGGATCCGTCGCCGATATAAACCATATGAGCGGCATTAGTAGAGCCATTGCCGATACGAATAACGCCGCCTTGCTCATACGTTAGCCTTATCGGATTATCTACGGTATGTCTAATACGACACCAATTCGAATAACTGTTTGTGTTAGACCACAAATATAAATACCATGTTCCCGGACTAAACGACCCGTCGAAACTATATACCGTGTCATACCAACCGCCCGAGCCGCCGTCTATTGCGATTGTGCCGTCGCCGCTTGTGGTATGTGTCGCACTGTTTAGCGAACTTGTTGACGAATAATCAGCACCGCTAACAAGTTTATAATTTAATACGGTATCATAGCCCTCGCTGTTTGTGTGGCTCAAAGTGAAATTTAACTTTTTAGCCGGTTTGTCAAGCACAAATTTAATTACAGTGTTACAATATTCCGAGTCGTAATATCCTCGACCGGCGATAGTGTAAAAACCGTCCTTAGCCGCTGTAAAATCACAACTGGAAGAACCATTAGTGTAATATCGTGAATAAATTTCTGTCGCCGTTAGAGTCGCCACATTATCACCCTTTACGCCTTTAAGAAAAATATACGACCCTTAGTCGCGGTAGACGGTAACGACGTACCGTAATGGACATTTTCGGTCAAAATTAAATTACCGGTTAACGTGCCTCCGGCTTTAGGTAACGCCTTATTAGCGAGGTCGTAAGCGCTTTTTACCGCCGCCGGAGTCGCGGCTATACCGGCGCTCGCTCCGCTTGTCGAACTGGTAGAGTCTGATAATTTAACGTGTCCGTAATTGCTACCCGTACCGGCTCCGTAGGTCGTAGCGGTCGACGCGTGACTTTTCGGAGCTTTACCGTCGGCGGTAGTTTGAGCGGCCTCCGCCGCCGCTTTTGCCTCGTCTGCTACGGTCGTAGCGTTTGCCGCACTTGTCGCGGCGTTATTAGCGGCGGTCTCAGCATTGTTAGCCGCCGTCTGAGCCTCCGACGCGGCGGTCGCCGCATTGGTCGCGCTCGCCTCGGCGTTTCCGACGGACGCCTCCAACCTTGTTACGGTCGCCTCGAACTCTGCTAAAGACTCCTCGTAGGCGGCGGCGAGAGACTCATAATTAGAAATTGCCGCCTCGTATTTTGCTTTAGCCTCATTCAGATTAGCCAACGCCTCGGCGTATTGCTGAGAGGATATTAATAAGGCGTTTTCGACCTTATTCTCAAGAGCGTTAAACGAATAAACCTCGCCAACGTTATCCACGAAAGTATAATCGTTAGGCTTATTACGAGCTTTAACCGGGATAACAATCTCATATAAAGACCTAAACTCGTCGCCCTCGTAAATACAAACATACGCCTTAATCTTATAAGGTTTTTGTAAAAGCGAGTTAGGCACGTCCACGCTAACGACTCCGGCGGCGTCCATTGTCGATTGACGAACGATCGCCCGATCCATAGCGTCGTTAGTAAAATGGATCTCCGGAACGGACGGCAACGATAAGCCGGAAATTATTAAGGTCTGATTTATATCCCATTGATATAACGACTCGACCGTATATCGATTTTTTTCGACTACTACATTAGCCATTAATTACTATCTCCTCCGTTAGTTTTTTATCAATAAAGAGAAAAACGCCCCTCGGAGCGTCTCAAATTGCTTACTATGTTTCTCGTAGGGACTTTTTGACGCAAAACAGACCGCCTGTACCGTTATCCCCCAAAAGGTCGAAACTTTTCGACCCACCCCTACCCTCGGCGTAAAATTTCGCACGAGGAACACGCTCGGCGCGTTACAATCGGTTTTATTTGATTGCCTATGTCCCTTTATAGCTAAAACAAAAAAACGATTTAAACAAGCCTTAGAGCCTTTTAAATCGTTTCTCTTTCTTTTTAAAGCGACCATGTCTCTTATCATGGCACGTATGACATAACGACCGCGTGTTATCGTAGTCGAGGCGTCGCTCCCAACCCTCCGGCGTCTGTATCTCTATGATATGGTCGACCTCTGTCGCGATCCTCTTACACCACGCGCACCGGTAGCCGTCGTCCTGTAATCGCTTAGCCGATAAGGTACGCCACTCTATACTATTATAAAAGCGTGTGTATTTAGGATCTCTATTAGCGTTATATATTCTATTACTCTTACGCTTAGCCTCTTGTATACGCGCCTCTCTCTCGGCCTCTACAATAGGCGTACACTTGCTACAATAAGCCGAGCCGTACGGGATAAGGTCGCCGCACCGATTACACGATTTAAGTAACACCATATCACCCCGTTAGAAACTCGCTATAAAATAAAAGAAACTCGCCTTAAATACTTTTAAAACGAGTTTCTCTATTGGCTCGGGATAAAGGACTCAAACCTTTATAGACGGAGTCAAAGTCCGTAGTTTTATCTATTAAACTAATCCCGGTTATGGTAGCGGATACCGGACTCGAACCGGTACGGGATACTCCCAACGGATTTTAAGTCCGTAGCGTCTGCCTATTCCACCAATCCGCCATATAATGAGGTAGTCTCCGTAGAAACTACCTCGAGTTATAGGTTACGATCCCGTAGGTTTTCGTAACACGATCCGTCATACACAGCACGAAAAAAGAGCCGAGATTTTACTCTCGACTCTTTTCCGTATTGGAGGCTTACCAAATGGACTACCCGTCAAATCGGCACAATACAATAATATACCTATTTTACGGTTTTTGTAATGAGTCGTTAGTGTGTAAAAACTGAATTATTTATGATGTTTCCATGAATGTTAGCGCCGTTAAAGCGTCTTTATATAACTCGTAAATATGACGCTCCGTATAGCCCATATCCTCGGCTATATCCTCCATACGCTTACACTCAATAAAGTAAGCCTCTAATATCTCACAATATCGAGGATCCTCGAGGTCGTCGATCTCCTCTAATATTGACCGCTTTAGCGATTTTGATTTTTTCTTGAGTCGTTTAATTCTGTCCTCGATATCCTCTTTATCGGATAAGAGATCGTCGAGCGTGACCGGCGTACCGCCTCGAGGCATACCGGATAAATTAGACGATTTGATCGAGAGTATTCTACTATTCAAGAGACCGAGTTTACGCTCGAGGCGGTCGATACACGCGAGATTTCGTTTATATCGCCTTAGCGACCTTTTCTTTTTCTCGATCTCTCGAACGTCGAAATTTTCCATATTTACACCTCCGGAAAACCGCGCCATAACAAAATAACAAAAAAATTCGCTACTCTTATATACATTTACATTTAACATAAATACTATATATATTATATATATTTTCTTATATTTATAAGAATAATTATGTTATTGTGTTATAGTATTGAAATTTATTAGGAATTATCGAAAACCGCCGCCGATATTTTAAAAAGCCTTTTCGATTTTTCGATAACTCAGCATAACAAAAACTATAACAAAATCGTTTTTCGTTTTTGTTATAAAGGCTGTTTTTGTTATGGCTCGATTTTTACTTAAAAAAGCGTTTTGTTAAAACCTCGGTTTTTGTTACCATTTTGTTATGGTTTTTGTTATGGTTTTTGTTAACGCTTAGATAGAAAATCTATAAGGTCGCGTATCAAAACTAATACGCCAATCGCTAACATAAAGAGCAACACGCCGACGCCGCCCCAAATTATGAGCGAAAAACCATTCGAGTATATTCATCTTGTACCCGTACTCCCTATTCCGCCTCTACTATGCTCGCGCAAATGCTCGACCGTGACAAACTTAGTAAGAGGCTGATTTTCGATTATTCTAAACTGACAAATCCGGTCGCCCTTTTTAATAACGGTATCTCGGATCGCCCACGCCGGAAAACGCCACTCGTCCGCGTCGCCGGAGTAACTATTATCGATAACGCCCATAGAGTTAGCGCACATAATACCAAACTTAGACGGCGTCGAGGAGCGAGGTAGGACGAGCGCCTCGTAACCGTCCGGGAGGATCATACCCACGCCCAAACGGATAAGATAATACTCTCCGGCCTTAAGCTCGACGGTCTCGGCGGCTCGGAGGTCGATCCAATCGCCTGTACTGATTTTCTCGATCGGAGCGAGATCCGGCTCGAAATATTTAACATAGATCTTAGGCATAATCTAACCTCCTCAGCCGTCGACGCCGAATATCTTATAAAGCGTCTGTTTCGCCTCGCCGATTACCGCCTCGATTTCTCGAGAGACGCGCTCCTCAGCCGGGACGTTAAACCATTTCTCTTTAAAGCGCTTGATATCCGCCCGATAAGTATTTTCGCCGGTATCACCGCTAAAATGCCAATCTGCGCTATGAAGGAGACAAAACACGTCGTAAACAAGCTCGCTTATCTCCGGATCCTCTAAAGGATTACGCTCTCGAGCGTATTTCGACCTCGAAAATCCTCGGTCGCCGTAGTCGGGATACATATTAAAAATATCCTCACACGTACCGTCGTTACGATAATCCCAATATCCGCCGCTCATATAATTTACCTCCTATCGTTAAACCAATTTATTAAGCCGAAATTACTCGTCATAAGCGCGTCGGAGATCCGGATAATCTTACCGGACTCTTTAGCGCGGATAAGCTCGAGGTCGTCGTTATACGCGGCGTCGTAGTACGACACTTTAGCGCCGATATTCTCGAGCGGATTAATAATTATCTCCGGCGCGAGATTGTCCGCGTCCTCGACCTTTACGACCAAAAACCGCCGACCGGCTTTAAGTCCGGTCTCGACGATATCCATTAACTCCGCTTTACGCATAACGCGACCTCCCCTTTTTCGTCGATAATTTTGATATACTCGACCGCCCACAACGATATAACTTGATATATCTTATTGGGCGTATCTATGATACGGATCCCCTTACCGAAAAACGCGACCTCGGCGGTATGCAAATCGAAAAGAAAAATATCGCCGGTATTTACCTTTATTTCGCACGTCATACGGTAGCCCTCTCTTTTTTCTCAGCGCGACGGCGAGTCAAATTTTCATGGTAGACCCGATTTAACGCGTCTCTCGCGGCGTCGTTTTCGATCTCCTCAGTATAAAACAGATATTTACACTTAGAGCATTTACGCCGCCGATATGTTACGCGATCGATAGTCCGAGTATCCGATATGAGCGACTTAGCGCCGCAATTTGGACAATCCATAAATAAACCTCCGTTAAATCTTTAAAATAAAATACCGCTTGCCGTCGGCCTTTTGCTTAGGCTTTTCCTCAAATTCGAATTTTTGGACGACCTCTTTAAAAAAGGTCTTTTTGCCGGTTATGTTATTCGACTTAATACCGGACACCTTACACCAATCCGAAAACTCGCTATAAGCGGTATCGCGAGGCGTTTCGAGAAAATAATCCTCGGTTAACTCTTTATCCTCGATCCATGACAATACGGTCGAGTTATCCGCCTTATACGCCTCGAGCGCGTCCTTAACCGATTGCGGCTCGGTAAAGCGACCTTTTTTAATAAGTCGCTGAGCGCCTCGTATTCCGATATTGAGGAGATAGGATAACGCGATAGGCTCGGTAATCTTATCGCCGATCATGGGATCGTAATCCTCGTCCTCGACCGAAAATCTCGCGTTAAAGGGAATAAGTAACCAACGTCTATAAAAGCCCTCGGATTTATCGAACGACCTCGGGATCGTGTTACAACTGTAAATATGAGTCGCGTACGGCTCGATCGTATACGGACGCTCGCCCTTGCGCTCGACCATTATCGCGTTACCGCTAAAGAGCTTTTTAAGAGTACCGGTATCCTTAAGAGTTACGTTATCCACGTCGTCGCCGATATTGGCTAACTTATTCTCCAACTCAGCCGTATTAAAACGATCCGTAACCTTTTCGAGCGCTATCGCTGAGTAATTTCTCGCGCCGAGAAACGCCTTAATTAAGTCGAGTATCGTACTCTTACCGTTAGAGCCGCTACCATAGAATAAAAAAGCCTTTTGGTATCGGTTATGTTTGAGGAGTACCGCTCCGAGCATTTCCTCGAAAAGATTAATAACCTCTCGATCGCCGCAAAAGACGCGATTAAGCATTTTGTCGAGGTCGGCACAATAAGCCGCCGGATCGTATGTAACCGGGATCCTATCAAACTCGATAGCGTCCGGAGAAAACTCGATACACGCGCCCGAGCGGATATCTAAGCGCGTATTTTTAAGATTAAGAACGTACGGATTAACCGTAAGCTCGCTCGCGCTCTTATGGCATTTAATACGCAAGTACGCGAGTACCTCGGTACGCTGACGCTGTAAAATACCCGGATAAAGCTCGATCATTTTGTTTTCGATAATACGGTCGTCGGCTTGATAATAACCGTCCTCATAAACGTAAAGAGTACCGTTTACCTCGATAATCTTAAACTCTTGTATAAGCTGATCGCCAAAATCATTATGAGAAAAACCGACTTTTTTATCCTCGGCTTTTTTGATTTGCTCGGCGATAACGTCGTCCGGCTTAAACGCCTCGTCTCGGCAAATAGTACCGATCTCGGTAGCGTCGAGCGACTCCTCGAATACGAAACTATTAATTATTTCGATTGTCGTCCGGATCTCCTCACGGCTAAAGCCTTTAGTTTGGAGATAGACGATATAATTAAATAACTCTTGATTTCGACCCGAGCCGTCGCCCATGCCTTTAAACTGAAACTTACCCGACGGAGCGGATACGGAGGAGAGCCACTTAGGAACGACCTCCATATCCTCGGCTTTTACCTTACGGATCCACTTACGAGCCTCTCCGTCCTGTTTAATCTTAACGTAGGCGTTACGTCCTCCGGCTTTTCGGTCGCAATATATACCAACGGCGAGACGATTTTTTATAAAGTTTTTAGGACTCTCCTCGGACGCCTTAAACCAACAATGTATACCGCGAGTCGTTTTCATAACTCGAGTTTTAATATCCAACGCCTCGACGATCTTAAGCATTATCTCGGCGTCGGCGGTCGTATCGAAATCGAGAACGACGTAACCTTTAGGCACGATTACCGCCACGTTATCGAAATCTTTAACCTCGTCCCATGTCTTAGCGCCGTTACCGTCTTTAAATCCGTGTACCGGCGTCTTACCGTCCAAAATTACATATTGCACAATTTCACGCCCTTTAACTTTTAATTAATTCCTCCGCGTACGGTAGAGTATCTATCCACTCCATAAAACCGACGCTCCACTCGCTCAATTTATGATTACGGCGAGCGCCGGAGATATTACGGAGAGTCTCATAATTGAGAGTAACCGTCCGTCGCTGATTATAGGACGACGGTAGTAACTGGATCATTTGTCGCCAAATGCGCTTATCTTTAGGCGCTATATTATGAGCGTCGTCACCGGGAACGCCGGTAAAGCCCTTGAGATACAACCGTCGATACTCGTTTAACATATCGATAACGACCTCTAATTGTCTTGGGAGGATTAAATCCTCGTGACTAAAGTCGTCTAACGTAAACTCTTTAACGTGTATCGTATGCATTGTCGAACATGAGTTAGCGACGGTCGCGACCTTGTAAGTATCAAACTCTTTCCACCAATAAAGAGGAGCGGTAATGTCGACACTTACGAAAATTTGACGTAAAAATTTCCTATGGTCGGATCCGGCCTTAATAAGTCTCTTAGCGAGATCGAGGTCGTTAGCACCAAATATAAAGCCGCTTGAGTCAAACCCGGCGTTAAAAATACTATCGGATTTAGCCCACGAGTTTAGCGGATTACGCATACCTCTAAGAGCGCCCTCGAAATTAAAAACCTCGGTATTTTCGAATTTAATCATATATAAAACCTCTCTTTAACTCATTACGACGATCGCTCGCTCTCGTCCGTTAAGAACGATACGAGGACTAATAACGCTTGACGGCGGCATACCGTAAAGCTCGGCGTACTCCTCATATTTTAAAGTCGCCGAGGCGTTTACAAATACTTGCTCGCGCTCTCTTACGCTATTGTTTTGGTAGTTAACGGCGTAATTCATACTCCGAAAAGTAAAAGGCGTGTGAGTATGGCCGGTTACTACGATATCCGCGTCGACGATTTGGCCTCGGCGCTGTAAACCGTTAGCCTTACTACCTATTGTCCGTCCGCCTTGTCCGTCGCCGTGAGTCATATAGAGCGAATAGCACATTTTACGGTTTTTATGTCGATTGTCGTATCCGAAACGGATAAACAATAACTCCGCGCCGTACGCGTATCGCTCGGTTAGACCTAACTCGGAGCATAAGAAATAAACGAGGTCGATACCGTCTTGTTTATAGGATCTCCGCTCGTGATTACCACTTACGCACCCGATAATTTTATCCTTGATAGGTCTAAACATTTCGATAGCGGTCGTTATCTGAGTCATGGGAGATATAGGCTCGTCGTATATGTCACCGACCGAGGCTTTAGTCGTGTTATTGATTAAATCGCCCAATAAAATACAATAGGTATCGCGATTATTTTTAACGCGCTCTATACGCTTATTAATAAGCTCGATATCGCTCTTAGGCGAGCCGATATGTAAGTCGGAAAAGATCTCGATCGTTATCTCCTCGATTGTCTCCGGTAGGTCGATTTTTACACATTTCATTAAGTAACCTCCTCGAGAGAGCTTATATATCGGTCGAGATACCAACGCGCTTTTTTAAGATCCTCGAGAGTCTTAGACGCGTCCTTTTTACCGGCGCGAGAAATATACTTAATCGCGTTACCCAAATGGAAACCGAGACTCTTATCCTCGATAAAGTCGATAACCTCGATCTTACCGTCGGTATAGTGTGACGGATGATTAACCGGATCCTCCTCGTCGGCAATGTCGATACCGGCGCGACTCGCCCAATATGCTAACTCGTCGAGGCTCATATCGCCCCAATCCTTAGAAATGCACCCGGTAGGCGGCTCGCCGAGTACGCAAGTCTCGCACCCTCCCGAATTACAACACAAGCGATCGAGAGCGCCTATAATCTCGTTTCTATTCATTAATTACCTCCAAACTTTACCGGTCTTTTTATCCTCGATTTCGATCCGTCCCTTGATACGGAAACCGGCTAAATCGCAAATATAAAAGATATGTCCTAATAACTTTTTAAACCGCGCCTCGTCGTCCGCGTCGGCCTCACCGTCGACCGCTTTAATAGCCTCGTAAGCGGTCGGATCCGGATAACCGGCGGCGTTACGCCGAGGATCGTTTTTATAATACAAATAACCTCACTCCTCTAATAAAAGCTCTACTATACCGATAAACTCGTCGAGCGTATAGGGCGAGTAATGTAAGCCGCCCGACCTCTCGATCCTCCGTTTATGGATTATTTGGTCGTCTTGCATATCGTTTTTACCGACCTTTAACTCGAAACATACGAAACGGCCTTTTATACATACGTACAGATCCGGAGCGCCCTTAGCCGAGCGCCCGTCTCC